ACGAAATAAAGACCGCTGCTTTACTTTTTGACAATATAACTATAAAACCTTACCAAGACTTAATAACGGAGTGTATAGACGATGTATTAGCGGTTAACGGTATTAGTTTAAAACTTTACTTTAAGACGTTACAGCCTTTAGCATTTATTGATACAGATAACGCAATAACAGATGAATCACGTGAAGAAGAAACTGGTGTAAAAGATGAGTATTCTTTATCAAGTCAAGTAGTAGATAAAGACTTTGCAATTATAGATGATAGATTAGGCTATGCTAAAAAAGAAATGGCAATAGAAGCTGCTAAAAACATAGGGTGCGATGGTTACCACGAACACGAATACGAAGGTAAGATTTGGTTTATGCCTTGTGAGCAGCACAAGCAAAGTAATTTAAGTGCTGAATTTGATGATGAAAAAATGTTTGATTTGCTTGAAGAATATGGTGAAGATGAAGATTTAGAAAATTGGGAATTAGTAGATGAACGTGAAGTAGACTACAAGCAAGAAGAATCATTAGACAAAATGATAGGTTTAGCTTCTACAGGAACTGCAAGACCGAACGCTAAAAGCAAACAAGATGAAGTAACAAATGATTTAACAGCTTTTAAAGTGCGTTATCAATATGCACCATTAACAACACAAGCAAACAGTAGAGACTTTTGTAAGAAAATGGTAAATGCTAAAAAAATATATCGTAAAGAAGATATTACACAAATGAGTACTAAAGCAGTAAATGCAGGATGGGGTTTAAGTGGAGCAGCTACATACGATATATGGTTATATAAAGGTGGTGGTGCTTGTCACCATTTTTGGATGCGTAAGACATATATGGCAAAAGGTGTACAGCCTGATGCAACTAACCCTAAAGCAGAAATAAGCGTGAACAAAGCAAAAAAAGAAGGTTTTAAACCTGAAAAAAACGATTCAAAAGTGGCTAAAAGACCAGTAGATATGCCTAATAAAGGATTTGTAAATAAATAAAAAATGGCAGAAGCATTATTAATAACAAGAAAAGACGTAGTAAAGTTTACTGCAATGAACGGTAATGTAGATACTGATAAATTTATTCAGTATATAAAGATTGCACAAGATATTCACGTACAAAACTATTTAGGAACTGACTTACTACAAGCTATACAAGCTAAAATTATAGCAGGTAACTTAACAGGAGACTATTTAAGCCTTGTTACAGACTACGTAAAGCCTTTACTTTGTCATTGGGCAATGGTAGAGTATTTACCCTTTGCAGCCTATACAATAGCTAATAAGGGCGTTTACAAACATAGTTCAGAAAATGCAGAAAACGTATCAAAAGAAGAAGTAGATTTTTTAGTAGAAAAAGAACGCACAACTGCACAATACTATACTGATAGGTTTATAGATTATATGAGTTTTAACGCAAGTTCAAAGTTTCCTGAATACTACAGTAATAACAATGAAGATATTTTTCCTGATAAAGATGCAAATTTTAGTGGATGGGTTCTTTAAGAAAATACAAACCAAAAGTAGAAAACGTAAATAAGTTAAAACAGTATCTAACTTATATAACAAAAAGTAAAAAAATTAATTGTACTATATATGGCAAATAACATAAATTGGGGTAGTATATATTGTGCAATGATTACTGATAGTGGTTTTGGTTCAGATACTGCATATTCAACTAATTCAATACCTGACATTTCAGCACCTGCTTGTTGGGGAACATTTCCTTTAACAGCAGATTTAACAAATATTTCAGGAACTGCATTTTTAGCAGATACAACAACATACAGGGCAGACCAAACACAATTATAAAACATAAAAAATGGCTAAACAAGTAATAAATATAGGAACAACTGCCAACGATGGTACTGGTGACCCTATAAGAGATGCCTTTGACAAGGTAAACGATAACTTTACAGAACTCTATACAGACGATGCAGGTGATGTAAACTCTATTATAGGCGGAGCTAGTATTTCAGTAAATCAAGCTACAGGAGACGTAACGGTTACAAACGATGCGCCCAACGCAACTCATACAGGAGAAGTAACAGGTTCGGCAGCTTTAACTATTGCAAATGATGCGGTAACCTTTGCAAAATTAGAAAACAGATACACAGCACTTTCTGCTTTAGGTAGTGGAACAGCTTTTGCTTTAAACTTTAGTGCAGCTACAACTTTTACAGCTCAAGCAAGTGGAGCAGCTACATTGACATTTTCAAATGCAGTACAGGGGCAAGTAATTGATTTAATAATTACAGGAAACCACGCTTTAACATTTGCAGAAACAGGTGCTACTTTTAATAAGGTAGGGTCTACTTCTTACGCAGGTGGTTCAACAAACCTAATCCAAATTATTTGTACAGATGACTCAAGTGGAGCAAAAATATACCATTACTCAATAGCAACTTACGCAGCGGCACAACCTCAATAATATGAAAGCAATAAAGATAAACGGAGAAATCCAAACGTATTCAAGACTCCCTTTAGAATGGAAAGACAAAAAAGGAGTGCATTTAAACTTTAGAATGACTGATGACGCTACTAAATATGGTTTTTATGATGTTGTTACACCTGCTTATGATAAGGTAACTCAAAAGTTGTCACCTATTAAATGGGATTCTAAAAAGAAGGTGTTTACTTATACGGTAAGTAGCAATGATGTAGAAGGTACTTACGAGCATAGCGAACCTATTTTAGACAAAGATGGAAAAGCAGTTTTAGATGCGGATGGAAAAGAAACTTTTAACGTAACTACAAAACCAATACACGATAAAGACAAGCTAAAAGCAGGATTTATAGAAAGCATAAACGGAGAAGCAGGAAGAAAATTAAAACCTACAGATTGGTATGTAATAAGAAAAGCTGAAAGAGATGTAACAATACCAAGTAATATTGTAGGAGATAGATTAGAACTTTTAAGTAGAGCAGATGAGTTAATAGCAGAAGTAAATGCTTTAACAACTGCCGAAGCATTATTAAAATACACTTACGAATTTTTCCCAGTTGTTATTGAAAAAGAATAAACTATGGCTATAAATAAAAGACTAATTGCAACTGAAGTAGGTGGTGGCGGTGCAGCTTGTACAACGGATACACTTCAAATATTAGGAGACTCTTCTTGTGTCGCATATTATAAAATGTCAGATGCTACAGATGAAAGTGGTTCTTATAATGGAACACCTTCAAATGTAAACTTTAATGTAGAAGGTAAGTTTGGATTATCTGGAGCGTTTAATGGGAGTAGTAGTAGGATACAACTACCTTCTAATTTTAATTTAGCAAATAATTCATTTAGTTTTTCTTTTTGGTTGGCTAATTCACAAACCTCAAGCAGTTACCCAAGTTATTTTATATGTTCAGATACTTCAAGCACAACAACTAACACAAATTTAGCTATTGGAAGAGAAGATTCAACAGGTAAACTTTCTTTTAACTTTTTTAATAATGGGTTATTATCCTCTACAAGCGTTTCTACTGATGGTACTTGGCAGCATTGGGTCTGCACTTATGATGCTTCTACTAATTCAAGAAAAATATATATTAATGGCTCTTTAGATAATTCAGATACTTCTGCATCAGATTTTTTAGGAACTTCTAATTTAGTTTTAGGGCAATATAGACAACTTATATGGGCTTTAGGCAAAATAGACCAAGTACGTATATTCAACAAAGCAATAACATCTACAGAAGTAACTACTCTATATAACGAAGTACAATGTGTAAGTGCTGTAACTCCAAGTGAAAATTTTAATACTGTTATTTATGATGGAGATGGAAGTAGTTTAAGGTCTATTACTGGAGTTGGTTTTGCTCCAGATTTTGTATGGCTAAAACATAGAAACAATCCAACCGCACATCAACATAATTTGTTTGACACTATAAGGGGTGTTACTAAATCAATTCACAGTAATAGCACCCAAGCAGAAGAAACTGTTAGCGGAGGATTAACTGCGTTTAATTCAAATGGGTTTTCTATTGGCTCTGACAATGCTGTAAATCAAAACTCTTATAAATACGTTTCTTGGAACTGGTACGCTCCTACTTCAGAAACTAATACAGATGGTACAATTACTTCTACTATAAAAAAGAATGTAGATGCAGGATTTAGTATTGTAAAATATACTGGTAATGGTGGTAATGCTACTTTAGGTAGTGGATTAAACCAACAAGTAGAAATGGTAATTTGCAAAAGTACAGAAAGTGTTTCCCAATGGATAACATACCATAAAGATTTAACAGGCAATGTTAGTGGTGACAATCCTTATAATTTATATTTAAATGGAACAGATGCTCAACTAGATTTAACTTCATTCGGTGCTTATAATAGTTTTACAAGTTCTGTATTCCCTGTAACAAGACAATCAGTATCTACTGCCCATAATAATAATAATAATATAGATTACATCGCCTATTGCTTCCATTCAGTAGAAGGCTACTCTCGTATAGGCTCTTATAAAGGCACAGGAGCAACTGGTAATTTTGTAGTAACAGGATTTGAACCTGCTTTTTTAATGATAAAAAGAGCAACAAATTCAAGTACTGGTGGAGATTGGGTAATTTATGATAATAAAAGAGATACATCAAACCCAAATACTGCCGTATTAGCAGCAAATCTATCTTCTGCCGAATCTGCATTTAGTAGTGGATATGATATTGATTTTTTAACTAATGGTTTTGAATTAAAAACTTCAGGATATGCTATTAATAATAGCAGTCAGACCTACATTTTTATGGCATTTGCTCAAGACCCAGATACTACACCTGCTACTGAAGCAAATAGTTTTGAAGCTAAAACATATACAGGTAATGGTGGTACTCAAAATATTGTTTTATCAAATGGGATGAAACCTGATTTTACTTGGATAAAGCAAAGAAACATTCAGCAAAATCACAGATTATTTGACTCTATAAGAGGCGCTACAAACATATTACTTTCAAATACTACAAACGCAGAAGGGACAAACTCACAGACATTAACTTCATTTAATTCAAATGGGTTTTCTCTTGATAGTAATGTTGCTGTAAACACCAATAACGGAACTTATGTGGCTTGGAACTGGAAAGCTGCCGACCACGATAGAGATTTAGCTACTATAAATCAAGATGGAAGTATTACAAGTTTAGTAAGTGCAAATGTAGCCGCAGGGTTTAGTATAGTGAAGTGGCAATCAAACGGAATCGCAGGAGCTACTGTAGGACACGGAATAGACACGCCAAAAATGATTATAGTTAAAGATTTGGATAATGCAAGAAATTGGTTAGTATATCATAGTGCTATTGGCTCTACAGGTGGAATACAATTAAATTTAACTGCTGCGGCAGCAACAGATAGCAACTATTGGAACAACACTTCTCCTACAAGTTCCGTATTTAGTTTAGCAAGTTATTCTAATGAAAGTGGTAGTAATAATATGATAGCCTATTGCTTCACATCAATTACAGGCTATCAAAAGATAGGGAGTTATACAGGAAATGGAGGAAGTAATCCTATTGTAACAGGGTTTAAGCCTAGATTCTTAATGTTTAAAAGAACTGATTCAACAGGTTCTTGGTTCATTTTAGATGGCACAAGAAATACAAGTGATACTTGGAGTGCAAGGATAGAAGCGGATGTTTCTAATGCAGAAGCAGGACCTGATGCGTATACTGTTACAGTTTCTAATACAGGTTTTGAAATGACAGGGAGCTTTGCAACTTTTGGAGGTGCAAATGCAAACAATGGAACTTACATCTACCTAGCAATAGCTTAATCGTGGAAGATTTGAAGATAGGATTTATAAACATTTTTGCATTTGGCATCAGTATGTCGGAAGCAAACCCAGTCTTACAAACGGTTAGTTTAATTTTAGCAATAGGATATACTTCTATTTCTATTTATACAAAACTAAAAAAATGAATAGTAGAGAAAGAAGAGAGTTAAGGGGTTATATTGGGTCAGGAATTGTTTTCTTATTTGTAATTCTTTTACTGGTTTTTTTATCTGTTAGAGAAATACCAGAAACAAATAACGATTCTTTTAAATTAATAGTAGGTGCTTTAATTGCTACAATAGGAGCAGCGGTTTATGTTTTTATTGGTAAAGACCCAAGCGAAGTAGTAGAACTACAACGTAAAAACGATGCTTTAGAAGCCAAAGTAGATACTTTAGTATCTCAAAAAGATAACTTGGAAGCAATGATTATTAAAATGCAAGATGATTTAATAGACAAAATGTTTCTTGGAAAAGCACTTCAGTACGATGATAATAATAAAAAATAAATAAGATGAGTTATATAATTACAATGGTTAGTATATTAGTTTTAATTGCAGCAGGTTTAGTTGTATTAACTTACAATGGTGTTTTTACAGATAAAGATAAAGATGGTATTCCTGATGCTATTGAAGATAAAGCAAAAGAAGTAAAAAGTAAAATCTTTAAAAAGAAAAAATGAAAGAGCCAAAAACTTGCCAATGTGGAAACACTACAAATCCAGACGGATATTGTGACGGTACTCATTTAAAATAACTATGTTACATTTTGAAACACACGAATTTGATTGCCCTAATTTGCCCAATAGCGGCATTAATATGGATTCTGCTTTTTTGCAAATGCTCGATGAAGCACGTTCAATTGCAGGAATCTCGTTTAATATTACGTCAGGCTACAGAACAAAAGAAAGAAACGAAATGGTGGGTGGGGTTTCAAACTCAAGTCACCTCATTGGAAAAGCCTGTGATATTTCTGTCAAAAATGGACAGGAAAGATACATTATTCTTAATGCCCTTATCAAAGCAGGATTCCGTAGGTTGGGGGTTGCTAAAACCTTTATTCACGCAGACAATGATGATTCCAAATGTAACTCGGTTTGGACATACTAGTACCGTAGGAAACACACTATGGATAAGAAAAAATTCAAAGACACACAAGTAGGTAAATTTCTTTTAAATAAGATACCAGATGTAGTTGGTGCTATTGCAGGAAATACTCCAGTAGGAAGCGTTATACAGGCAATTATAGGTGGTTCTGATATGTCTGAAGGTGACAAGCAAATAGCTTTAAAAAAACTTGACATAGAACGTGCAGAAATAGATGGCACTACTCGTAGATGGGTAGCTGATTCAAGAAGTGGTTCTTGGTTATCTTCTAACGTAAGACCATTAACACTTGTATTTTTAACTGTAAGCTATGTTATAGGTTGGTATATGGGTTATCCATTAGATAGTATTACTGGTTTATTATCTATTGTTATAGGCGGTTATTTTGGTTCACGTGGTGTAGAAAAGGTGTTTGGCAATAATAAACATCAGTAATGGCAAAGCAAATAACTTCTGTTTATAATAAAGTTAAGATAAAACGTAAAGGAATACACAGTAAAAATAAGCAGTCAGCTTTAAAATCTTCAAAGAATTACGTTAAAAAATACAAGGGTCAAGGAAGATAATTTTTAAAAAGTTTTTTTTAGTCAATTAAAATATATAACTTTGACATTTTAAATAATTGTTATTATTAAATAATAATTCTAAAAGAATTTATAAAATTAAAATAATTATAAATTAAATATTAAAATATAAGTTTTGGGAATAGATGAAAAAATAAGAAAAATACAAAGTTATAAAACTTGGACTTTAAAAAAGAAAGTAGATGCGCTACTAGAAATAGATGCAAATAACTATACAACACTTGGTATAGATTCTACTAAAACAGAAAAGAAAGAAGTAAAAGCAATAAGCAGAAAAATATACAAAGCAATAGCTTTAATAAGTCCTTTAGATGGTTACATTTTAGAATCACATATGAATGAGAAAGATTTAAGAAATCTTGTAAATGCCTAAAAAACCATCAAGAAGTAAACTTGTAAAAAAATTAGATACTGTATTTAGTCAATGGGTAAGATTAAGCAATGCGGACAACAATAAAAATTGTATTTGTGTTACTTGCAATAAGGTATTCTTTTGGAAAGAAATCCAAGCAGGGCATTTTATGAGCAGGAAACATTACAGCACACGGTGGGATAAAAGAAATGTTTTTCCACAATGCGTAGGTTGCAACGTCTTTAAATATGGTTTAGCTTACGAATATTCACTTTTTTTAGGTTCAGTTGTTGCAAATGAATTATATTTGAAAAGTAAAGAAATTGTAAAATTTACTAATTACGAATTAGAAGATATGATAAACGATTACAGCGACAAGCTGAAAAAACTTACTTGATTTTTTTCTTGTAAATTGTTCTTTGTTTGAAAAGGGTAGGATTAATTTCTTGCCCTTTTTTTTGTTAATTATTTGTTTATTAAAAAAAAGATTGTATGTTTGCAATGTCAATAATGACAAACAATTAATAAAAGGTGTTAAGAGCATCACGAAATATTCAATATATTAGATAATTTATTTTCAGTAGAAGATTGTAACAATTTAAAAGAACAATTAAGCGAATTAAATTTTTTAGCAAAACTTTGTGATGAGGCTTTTGATAAAAATTTTATGGAAAGAGCAGAAGAATTGCAAGAAACAATAACAACTTTAAAAAAACATTTAAATATTCCTATATTTGGAAGTAATAAAGACGAAGTTGTTTTCATTAAAGCATTTTTTGCTAAACAAGAATACTTAAAAGACAAGGAAAAAAATCATCCTTTAAGAATTGCAGTAAATAATTTAGAAAAATCATTAAATAATTTATAGTATAATTTTAATTTTAAAATACCCCTTCAGAAATGTTGGGGTTTTTTTTTGTTAATTATTTTTTTGTATCTTTACGATATGAACAAATTTACAAAGGCAGAACTCTATGGTAAGACTTTAGAACTGCAACACGAAAACGAACAATTAAAAAATCAATTAATTTTAACCCAACAAAGCAATGAACAAAGAAACAAGTATTAATGAAAAGCTATTTAACCTACAGCAAGAAATAGGTACAATAAGCAAGGATGCAAAAAACCCTTTTTACAAATCAAAGTATTTTGATATTAATTCACTTATTAAACAATTACAACCTTTACTAAAAAAGCACAGGCTTTTACTCTTACAACCTATTGAAGAAGATATGGTAGTAAGTAAGCTAATTTGTATTGATGGTACTGGTGGCGTTGTAAGTGGTTTAAAATTACCTGAAATAACAGACCCACAAAAGCTAGGTTCTTGCATTACATATTACAGGCGTTACACACTTTCAAGTCTTTTAGGTTTACAATCAGAAGATGATGATGCAAATGTAGCAAGTGGAGTAACTGAAGAAAAGAAATGGCTAAACCCTAACACACCTGAATACAGTAAAGCAATAGAATTTATAAAAGGTGGTGGTTTAATAGAAGCTATAAAAACCAAGTACAAGGTATCAAAAAAGGTAGCTGATGAACTTGCAAAACTGTAGAATAAATAAAGTATATTACACAACTAAATTTAATAATAAAACAATTAAAATAACTATTTATGGATATTATCGGAAACATCAAATTAATTTCAGAAACTGAAGAAGGAACATCTAAAGCAGGTAAGGCTTGGGCAAAACGTCAAATCGTTGTAACAACAAATGAAAAATACCCCCAAGACATTGCTATAGACTTTATGGGTGATAAAATACTACAAGTGAATAAATTTCAAGTAGGCAACCCTGTAAGTGTTTCAATTAACATACGTGGTAATGAGTACAACGGAAAGTACTATAACAGTATTAACGGTTGGAAAATAGCAAACTACATTGGAAACATAGGAAACGAACAGCAAAACCCTGCACGTGAAGTAACAGCAGATTTGCCATTTTAATTTAATGGGGGTTTAAACACCCCCTTTTTTTTTGTACATTTATTAAATGAAAAAACTAAAAGAAAATGAACCTTTTCCTGTAGACTTTTGGAATTACGATGTAAACCCAATTACAGGATATTATGTAAAAACACTACGCAACGAACAAAACAAAGAAACAATTAAAAAATACGCTAAACCCCCACAAGGATTATGATAGCACAAGCAAAGAAACTACA